GATTGCCTACAATATTTACTTGACTACAAAGACGGCAAAATAAAAGACGGATTAATGATAGGTTGCGATTTAGATGAATACATTAGATTTAAACCTAACCAACTAAACATAATTCTCGGACACGATAACGTTGGTAAAACATATTGGATTAATTGGTATTTTCTTACGTTGGCACTTAAACACGATTTAAAGTTTTGCATTTGGAGCGGTGAAAATAAGAAAGCTACAATATTACGTGACTTGCTTCAGATGTATTATGGAATAAGATTTAAGGATTTAACCTATCAACAAATAAATTCAGGAATAACAATACTTGAACAGCAGTTTAAATTCATAAGCAATAAAAATCTTTACAAGCCAAATGAGTTATTGAAGTTATTTGAAGAAAGTGAATGCAACGTAGCGTTAATTGACCCATTTACTGGATTAGATAGGCAAATGGATTTTCAATCTAATTACAATTTCTTAAATTCATGCCGTGATTTCTGCAATAAGTTTGGAGTTACGATATACATAAACACGCATCCAAACAGCGAAAGCGGTAGAACTGGTAATATTTATCAAGAAGGCGAATATAAAGGACATTTAAAAGCACCATTAAAAGACCATATCGAAGGCGGTAAGGCTTTTTCTAATCGCTGTGATGACTTATTTGTTATTCATAGGTTAGTAAAACACGAATCAATGAAGTATTGCACTTGGGTAAACGTTGAGAAAGTAAAAGATATGGACACGGGTGGTAAACACACAGCATTAAATGACCCTATTATGTTTGATTTTAATTCAGGCTTAGGATTTAAAGTTAATGGAGTTGACCCATTACAAAATGTAAGACCTAAAATGTCAAATAGTTTTCCAGCTAAACAACTACCTTTGATTGAACCCGATATGGTTAACGGAAAAGAATTACTTTCGTTTAGCGAAAAGATGAAACAAAGTAAAGGCGATGTGCCGTTTTAACTACCTTAACTATCTTAACTAACTTAACTTGTAATATGAAACCTAAACAAAAAGCAATAGAATTAATTGATAAATACCAATTTCTTTTAACTGAAAAGCATTTTGCTAAACAATGTGCTTTAACTTGTTGTAATGAAATAATTGAAGCAATGGATAGAATAATGCTTCCGAACCCATTTAGACAATATTGGGAATTAGTAAAAGACGAAATAGAAAAATTATAAGGTCTAAAAAGTTAGACGGGATAAAACGGGATAAATTGTAAATTATAACAAGCAAAAACACGAATTATGGATGAATTGACAATTATAAAAGGCAAAGTGTTATTAGACACTACCTATTTAAAAATTAAAATTAGCCTTGAAGAAATCAAACAAAAACACGAACATAGAACCGATTTAATTAACTCAATGGAGCGTAGTTTAGCAGACTTACAACAAGTAAAAATAAGTTACGATGCTATGGAAAAGGAACTTAGAACAGCATTACAGCAGAATTTTAGACTTGAAAAACTATTAATGGAGGAGAAATTTAAAAATAAAGAATTACAAAACCAATTAAATTTTAAAGATGTCACGCTGTAAGCATTGTAGAAATAAGTTTGAGCCAGTACGCTTTAACCAAAAATTTTGTTTAGAACCTGAATGCGTTCGTGTTTGGGTAGAATCCGAAAAGGCGAAAGTATGGAAAAAGACGAAAGCTAAAATGAAGAACGATCTTGAAACTATCCAAGAACTAATTAAAGCTACTCAAATAATATTTAACAAGTACATTCGACTAAGGGATAAAGGTCAAGTTTGTATAAGTTGTCAAAAACAGCTCAAAGAAGGTAACGTGGATGCTGGACATATGTGGAGCGCAGGTGGTCATTCAAATTTAAGGTTTAACGAATTTAATGTAAACGCTCAATGTTCAAGACCTTGCAATAAAGATAAAGCAGGGGATATAAATAATTACCGATTAGGGTTTGTAGAAAGATATGGAATAGAAAAATTAAACGAAATTGATGCCTTAGCGAAAATTGAAAGAAAGTTTAGCAAAGAAGAACTAAAAGAATTAATGCAGGTTTATAAAAATAAAATAAAAGAAATAGAATTATATTAAAAAGAATAACTATATTTGAACCAACAATTAAAACTTAAATTATGAGCGTAACAAATTTTGAAGAGTTCACACACGAACTTACAAGCGAAGAAATGGAAATACTTCCTGTAGTGGTACACGGATTCCGAAACTACAAAAAGGCGAACCCAATTAAAAGTGAATTAATAGTAACCCGAATGAACGAATACCTAAACACGAAAGGTTATAAAACTAAAATGAATGGTCCGCGTTTACGTAAAATGGTTAACTATATACGTACAAACGGCATTATTCCTTTAATAGCTACGTCTAACGGTTATTTTACAACTGATTGTAAGGAAACTATCCAAGAACAAATCCAAAGCCTTCAGGAACGAGCAAACAGCATTGAACGATGTGCGAATGGTCTTAGAAAATTTTTATAATTTTTTTTTATTTCCATTGTTATATTAAAAAGAATAGTTATATTTGTCAAACAATTAAAATTTATATTATGAAAAACCTATTTAAAAGTTTAGCAGCATTTCAGCAAGAGGTGCCAGTAATTCACAAAGGAACGCAAGGATACGGATATTCGTATGCAGACCTTCCTAAAATCTTTGAAGTAATTAACCCGTTATTACAAAAACACGGATTAGGATTTACCCAACTAATTAACGGTCAACAAATAGTAACTGTATTGTTTCATTGCGAAAGCGGTGAACAAATAGACAGCCAAACAGATATTCCGCAAGGAGTACAATTAAAAGGAATGAATGATTTTCAAGTTTTAGGTTCTGCAATTACTTATTTAAGACGTTACGCACTTTCTTCGATTTTAGGTATTGTAACTGACAAAGATGTTGACGCAGCTGGAGAACAAGTAAAACCCATAAAGACGGAACCAAAGAAATTTGCTGAAAGATTAGAAGAAGAAAAAAGCAAACAAAAACAAACCATACAAGGTGAACGATTCTTAAAAGCAGTAGAAGCTATCCGTAACGGTGAATTTACAGCCGAAGAGCTACAAGCAAAGTTTGAATTAACTGAAGTTCAACAAAAAGCATTATTACTTATATAATTAAAAGCTATGTATAACACAACAGCAGCACCAATGGCGAAGTACAGTAACCACGTGCAAACAGGAAAAGAGGTAAACAAGGTTTATCAAACAAGTGATTTATCAATCTTTAAACAGATTGACGGAAACAGGGTTCCAAATTTACAACACATTAATCGATTAGCTGATTCAATTCGTGTTTATGGAATGAAGTGTAACCCAATTTTAGTTAATGAACGAATGGAAGTAATAGACGGACAGCATCGTTTAATGGCTGCCAAAGAAGCTGAATCATTTGTTTATTACATTATTGTAAATGGATATTCATTAAGCGAAGTTCACACATTAAATCTTAACCAAAAGAATTGGACTAAAAAAGATTTTATGGAGGGATATGCCAATATGGGAATAGAATCTTATATTAAACTTCGAGAATTCGCAAATAAAAATGATGATTATGTTTTTACTGATTGTATTGCATTATGTCAAAATACTGGTAGTGGTTCGTCAAGAAGTTTGGCGTTACAAATATCTAAAGGTGTAAAATTAGATTCAAACGCTCAAATATTTGAACAAGGAACTTGGAGATGTGGAGATATTGATTTAGCACAAGATATGGCTAATAAAATACGAATGATAAAATCTTATTATTCTAACTATAATCGTTCAAGTTTTGTTCAAACAATGATGGGTTTACTTCAAAAAGAAACATTTGATTTTAATGATTTTATGCATAAAATAAGATTACAACCAACAGCAATGGTAGATTGTGCTAATCGTGAACAATACAAAACTTTAATTGAAGATATTTACAATTATAAGAGTAGAAACAAAGTAAGCCTTAGATACTAATGAAAATACGAGCTTCACAAATAGGAAAATTAATGACTTCCCCTAAAACAAAAGGGGAGGTTCTTTCTAAAACTACAAAGACCTACATCCAAGAACTTGCAATTGAACATAAATACGGAATCCGTAAAGAGTTCTGGAGTAGATACACGGATAAAGGTAACGAAGTAGAAAACGAAGGAATAGAACTTGTTAACGATGTGTTGAACTTAGGCTTTATTTACAAGAATGAAGAGAATTTAACAAACGATTATTTAACAGGAACGCCAGACGTAAACACGAACGAAGTTCTTTTGGATGTAAAATGCAGTTGGGATGCTACTACGTTTCCGTTTTTTGAAACCGAATGTCCTAATAAAGATTATTACTATCAATTACAAGGTTATATGTGGTTAACAGGAAAAGACGAAGCGTTATTATGTTACTGCCTTGTAAACACACCATTTCAAATTGTAGAAGACGAAGTTAGGCGCGAACATTGGAAACAAGGGTTAATAGATGAAAGTTTGGATGTAAGAGACTTTGTACAGTCTAAACATAACTTTGACCATATACCAAAAGAAAAACGCGTGAAAGTCTTTAAAATAGCAAAAGACGAAAGTGTAATAGAACAAATTAAAGAACGAATAGAGTTAGCAAGAGTATATTATAACAATTTAATTTTAGAATTATGAATGAAGATTTAAAAGTAATGGGTTACTACAAAAACACGACCCGAGAGCAAATAGTACAAATCAAAGACTTTAAAAAAGATAAACTTTGGTACGAAACAATAAGACAATATGAAACAAATCCTATA